GTTGATCAGCCACAGCCTGTCCCTGTACAGCAACCTGTACAACAGCCGATTCCCGTTCAGCCCCAACAGGCAACAATGGGAACTCAGTTTACAGGACCAGCACCTGAAAATGTACCATTCTAAAGATGAATCCGATAAATATATTATTAATGATGGGTTGGTTGGCCGTAGTCGCTGACATGGTTCTATGAAAAAGTTCATCCGATTACCTAGAAGCGGAGTTCAATGTGAGATCACTGGACTAAGCCGAAGTGCTTTAAACGATTTAGTGCTTCCATCAGAAAAAAATCAGTTCCGCCCACTTGTCCGTAGTCATAGTTTAAAGAAGGATGGACAAGATAAAGGAGTCCGTCTGATAAGAGTAAAATCTTTGGTGAAATATATTAAAAGTTTACCAGCATGAAATATCTCAAACGAGTAATTCACCTGGTATACTTTTTATACCGCTATGGAAAGGAGGTAATCCGTGGCTATTCTACAGGAAAAACCGAAAAGAGGTAGCGGTGGGCATTGGTACACCCGAGAGGGGAAGGCCAAGCATACCATGCCACTTGCCAAGGGAGATGGGTTTAGAAATACCACTCTTAGAGATGCAAAGAAGTTTGGGCTATATCCATCCGTGACAACCTTACTTGGCCTGTTTGCCAAGCCTGGTCTACAGCGTTGGAAAGAGGATCAAGTTTTGCGGATTGCATTCAGTAACCCGCCTAAAATGGACGAAAGTTACGAAGCATATGCAAACCGATGCCTTGTAATGCACGAAAAGCCAGTCGAAGAAGCGGCAAGCTTTGGGACGAAGATCCATGATGCGATTGAAAACTATTTCGAGGGTCAGCATATACCTGACGAACTCCTCGGATATATTCAACCAGCTCTTGACTGGAAGCAAGAAAACCAACTGACATTTACTCTTAGAGAGAAACTTCTCGTGAATCTACAGCATGGGTTCGCGGGAACGGTGGATATAGTGGGCCGTGGGAGTGAGAATCAGCAGTTTATATTAGACTGGAAAACTAGAAAGACGAAGGAAGGTCAGAAAATTACTGCCTACGACTTTCAGATTCATCAGATAGCCGCCTATGCCGCAACCCAGTTTGGCGAAGATGAGGTGTTGGGGCATAGAGTTCATGGAGCCAATTGTTTCATAAGCTCAACTCAAATGGGACGCTTTGAAGTCATACGCTATTCCCCCGAAGACCTCGCCAAAGCATGGGTCGATTTCACCGCCCTCTGCCAACTTTGGCGGTCCTTAAAAAACTACGATCCTCGAAGTCATGGAGAATAAATATTGGCTATTAGAACCTCGGGACAGCTTCCTAGATGTCAATCAGGATGACATCGATGAGATGAGGGAGTTAGCCGGTCTTGAGCCTGATGCCATGACATTGGCAAAGGCGAAGCGGGAAGAGGAGGAGTTGGAGGAGTGCGAAGATGCCGATGTTTAGGACACCAGGGTATATATTTGGCGAGGCGATTACTGAAGCGGCCATTAGTATCCGGTGTCCCGAACGAATGAGGGATGGGATTAGGCGATTAGCCTATAGACAGGAGTTGTCAATGAGCCGGTATATTCTCGGGCTTATGATAACGGATCTCAAATCGAAGGACGAGGGGTTCAAGAAATATATGGATAGCATCGATGGGTAAAACCTACTTCACGGAATTAGACTTCGGGATTAATTTAGCGAAGGAAGTCGCTGAAGGTTACCAACGATTTTGGGATAAAAACAAACTGACTGTAATTCATGAGGATGGGCGGGTTCGGACTGTGAGGACAAATGTCCCGCGAACCCGCCCATCGGCTGAATTTGATTATGGTCGGTATAAAAAAAGGAAAAATGAAGATTACTGCTGAACAGATCGCTGATGCATTAATGCGTCTAGACATTTTAACCGCACAGATCGGAAACGCTCGGATCCGCAAGATTCATAAAGATCCGCTCAAACAATTTATCAAGGCGGTGGAAAAGGAATTAACGAAATGAAAACACAATATAAAATGGGACGGGGACTCCCTCGGGGAGAGAAAATAGTCGTAAAAGTGGGTAGCCGCCAAGCGGATGTAATACTGGACACCGATAAAATGAATTGGCGGGTCAAGCTCGATACTCCCGACCTTCCCGAACTGGAATATCCGACACTACAGAATGCGGTCATGTCCGCAGAAACTATTTTAAAGGAGGCTAGATAATGGGACAATTCTTGGGGTTTGAAAGTTACGATTTGAAACGAATGTGCGACATATGTGGCGAGGTAGGTTTGGAGGCAGATATGATCGATCACGAAAACTACTGCCAGGGGGAGAAAGATGAGGATGAGTTTGTGAAGCAAAGCGAGCAGACATTAAAGGAGATGGAAAATTGATCGCCCTTGATGTGGAAACAGTTTGGTCGAAGAGTTACTCAGTGGCCACGATGGGATTGGATCGCTATGTCAAGCACCCCGACTTTCGGGTAACTATAGTTTCTTTGGTATCGGATGATGGATTTGAGTGGGTTGGCGATCCAAGGGACTTACCGGTGGACCGCTTAAACGGACAATCAATCTGCGCCCATAATGCCGAGTTCGATTCGGTATGCTGTCGAATGGCAATGGCAAGGGGACAGATGCCACAGTTCACTCCTAGCGAATGGATTTGTACGGCGGATATGGCGAGTTGGCATCAGTTGCCGAGGTCATTGGCGGGATGTCATAAAGAATTATTTGGCGAAGAACTTAATAAAGATGCCCGCAATGAAATGAGCGGACTTCGACCCGAAGAGATACTCGGAAATGAATCGTTCAAGCAGTATGCATTGGGCGATAGCCGAGCGTGTATCCGGATTTATAATGAACTGAAAATATCCTTCCCCGAGAAAGAATTTCTATTGTCCGCATTTACTCGAAGGACGGCAAGCCGAGGCATGGCAATCGATCAGAATCTATGCCAGCAGTACATCGATAAATCGAAGGCAATTATGGCCGAGGTCGAAACCTTTCTGCCTTGGGTGGGCCCAGGAGGAGGAGAACCAACTTCCACAGTTGCAATGGCCGCCTATTTAAAGATGCAGAATGTTGAACCTCCTAAATCGACTCAGGAGGGTGATTCGGAACTGCTTCTTTGGAAGGCTAGGAATCCTCAATATGCTCCGATCCTTGAGGCGATGACCCGATGGAGGAAAGCGAATAAAGCGAGGCAGACTTATATATCTATGATCCTTCGAGTCCGACCCGACCATCGAGTATCCACCCGATTAAAATATTGCGGTGCGCCGCATACAGGTCGATGGAGTGGAGCGGGTGGATTAAACTTTCAAGGCATTCCTCGGGATGAGGTTGAGGGTACATCGGCGAAGAAATGTCTGACACCTGGTAAGGGTAGGGTGATGGTTTCTGCGGATCTCTCACAAATAGAACCGCGCGTTTTAGCGTACTTGTGTGGTGACTTTGATTTCTTAGGTTTGGTCAGAGGCGGCATTGACTTATACGAGGCACATGGCCGAGCGACTGGACTCTATAACGAGGATGAACCAATGAAAGACTTAGCCCCCGAACTTAGACACTTATGTAAAGCCCGTGTTCTTGGATTGGGATATGGATGCGGACCAAAGAAGTTCGGTCAAGTGGCACAGGCTTTAACCGGTGGGAAATTAAATATGACCGATTCTGAGTCCCGAAAACAGGTCAAAGATTTCCGTAATCAGAATCCTAAGATTGTCGAACTTTGGAAGAAATGCGAGGACCACATCCGAGAGGAGGCAAGGCAGACTCCTGACTGTGCAACCATGATCTGTAAATCAGGGAAGCCGATCCGATATTTCAATGTAATCGAGGACACGAAGGGGACTTGCTATGGCGGGGGAGAACTGACTGGTCAGAAGGTACGAGGGCAAGGTCGGATGAAGCTGTACGGCGGATTACTTTTAGAGAACCTCGTTCAGGCAACAGCAAGAGAACTGATGGCGGATTCACTCTTAAAGATAGAGGCCGCCGGTCTGCCCGTTGTCCTTCATGTCCATGATTCCGTAACTGTTGAAGTTGCCGAATCGGAGGGACAGGCGGCACTTGACCTAATGATCCAACTACTAACCGAAGAACCTCTCTATATGCCAGGCCTTCCCTTGGCGGCGGAAGGGGAAATTAAAAACCATTACTGATGCTAACCACTATGGAGAGAGTTGAAACAGCTACTATTTGCCTCCTAGCAATGACTAAGGAGGAAAGGAAGATATTTATCGAAAGATATATCGATGAATTAACTCTCACAAAAATAGCTAAGAGTCGGGGAGTTACTCACATGGCCATATCCAATCGCATAGAAAAAGCCCGCATCAAAGCATTTAACGCTTACCAACTGATTGCCGTTTTAGATGGCATCGAAATCAAAGAAATCAAAAACCACTACTAAATATGGAAGAAATAAAAAAACTAATCAGCGACACTATTAATCCTTGGCTCAAGATTTTGCCGGTAGAAACCCATGAGGAGTTTACTGAAAAATTTATGGTATTAATAAACGAGATGCACCATGCACAGCATAAGCACCTAGTCGAAACGATACCTAACTTTGGCGAGGAGGGCAAGTGAGATGATAATCGAAATTAATGAAAACCTCAGTCTAAACCCATTTCAGGTAACATCGGCAAATTATTTAAATGGATCTTGGGCGGTTAAGACTACAAGCGGAGAGATTTTCCAATTAACCCCTAAAGAGTACATGATACTCGATGATTATGGATTCGATGTAAAATTACTAATCGACAGGCTTTCTTGTGAAAATTCTTAGATGATCGAAAAGAGAGCATGAACCTCCTCAAAAACATCGGCATATCAATAATATATATCTGCTGTCTTTTTGTGCTGGTTTACACATTCATCGCATTTTTCATCTCAATATTAAAAATCTTATTTTTCACACAATGACCATTAAAATAATTGGCCTCACAGGCCCCAAGGGTGTAGGTAAATCGACCTATGCAAAATCAATCGAGGGGGCGATTATTCTATCCTTCGCCACTCCCATTAAACAGATGCTCAAGGTGATATTGCCGAGTGAGCGATATCTTAACTTTAAAGAAGAACCGATACCTGGTTTCCCCGATGGAATTAATGCGAGGAAACTATTACAAGAACTTGGTACGACATGGGGTCGTGAGGGTTCTGCTGGGTATGCTAACATATGGGTAGACTTAGCCTACAGGACCGCAGAACCTTACATTGGATATCGAACCATAGTATTCGATGATATCCGCTTCCCTAATGAAGCTTGGGCGATTAGACGGTGGGGACATACCCATGAAATACTAACGGAAATAGTCAATATTTCTCGGAAGGGGCATGAGCCTGACCCGAATGATAACCATGTGTCCGAGGCGGGACTTCCTAAAGGTATGATCGATAAATGGGTGTCGGTGGATGGAGAAGGACGATAGTAGTCAAATCGCCAAGCAAATGGCAACCGATGCCAAGCTGAAAAATATGCTCCTCAATATTCCCGATGACCATCGGGGTTTTACCCAGTCCGAACTGGCCGCTAAAACAGGGATACCTCGCCGTACTTTAAGGCGGATTGAAGACGAGGCGATAGGCAAGCTGACTGAATACATTGCCCAGTTTATAGAGGGTGAGGGTTCCGAGTAAATGGCCACTTTAAGAGGGGAAATCCGTAGCCTGTTTGACCGGCTACCCGAGGGAGAGTTTTCCCACCACAATGATGTACTTAATCCGCTTTGCCTAATCGTGGCCAAATTCATAGACGATACAGAACAGGCAGTCCAGGTAGTCGAACGAATACTCCAGCATACTTCCCACCGCTCCCATCAGTCGAATGAAATTAGAAACTCGATAACTGGTGCGCATAACCGCCTCGCCGATCCGAACAGAATAACTGTTAAGCGGGTAAGGACCGAGGTTGATCAATCACTCCAAAAATCCTCAATCGGATATGCCGGCCTATTCGATGAATATTCCCTCCGATCCGATGCCATTCCAAAGAATGCGGCGGATGCGTTGGGCGGCCTGTTCGACCCCGAGGATGTAATATTCGTACAGCCCGAGCTATTTAATAAGCCACTAGAATATTGTAACCGAGTGGATACCTGGACAAAGCACGACCTCTCCCAATACCAGTACACCACTTACAACCCGTCAGTCGATCAGCCAACCGGTCGGAACGAACAGAATCTAAAGTGCCGAAAGTATTTACTCCACGAAATTGATGACAAGGGGATCTCATTTGAGCAACAGCTTGGATTTATCCAGCAACTCGAAAATATCGCCCCCCTCAAAATGATCGTAAATTCAGGGGGTAAATCACTCCATGCATGGTTTAACTGGATTGCCGGTAAGCGGGATGAATTTCTTACCCTCTCACAAAAGCTAGGTGGTGATTCTCGATTTGCCAACTCCTCTCAGCTTTGCCGACTGCCTTGGGGGACTCGCAGAAAAGAAAGCGAAAAATATTCTGCCCAGCAACCAATCTTATTTTGGAGGGAATAAAAATTTTATGAAAAATATACTAAGTTTAGGTGCGGGTGTTCAGTCATCCGCTATGGCATTAATGGCGGCAAAGGGAGAAATTACACCCATGCCTACTGCGGCTGTATTTTCTGACACACAATCCGAGGTTGGTTACAAAACTAGGAACAACCCCAAGGGACAGAGGGAAGGGATATATGGGTGGCTTGATTGGTTGGAAGGTGAACTGCCTTTCCCAGTTTATACAGTTACGGCGGGTGACTTGAC